CGCTGAAATGGCAGACCTCGACAAGCGTGTGCGCGCGCTTGAATTGCGCGACTAACTTAGGAGCACACACATGGATGCAATGAGCCCCGAAACCCTTGCCGCGATCGCCATCGTGGTGGCTGCCGGCTCTGAGCTGATCGCTATCAGCCCGCTGAAGTCCAACAGCTGGATCCAGTTGCTGCTGACTGCTGCTCGCATGGCGTTTCCAAAGCGCAAATGAGATGAGCAACCCCAGCCCGATCAGCCTCGAGCAGCTGTTTCGGTTCTATCGCGGACTACCCCATCAGGCTGCAGCGATCGCCCAGCTGGAGCAGGATCTCGCGGTGAACGGCTATGCGGCCGCCATGCGCCGCGATCGGGCGTGGTTCAACACCTGGAGCCAAGACGGCAAACAGGCTGATCTGGCAGCAGCGCTGAAGCTGATCAAAGACTTCGAGGGCTGTCACCTCGACGCCTACCCCGACCCGCTATCAGGCGGCGCACCGTGGACGATCGGTTACGGCACAACGCGCTACAGCGACGGCCGGCCGGTGCAAAAAGGCGATCGGATCAACGCCATCGAGGCCGACCTGCTGCTGCGCCAAGAGGTGGATCGCATCGCCGCGAAGCTGCGCACCACCATCCCCTTCTGGGTGGAGATGACGGACCAGCAGAAGTGCGCGCTGATCTCCTTCGCCTACAACCTCGGCGCCGGGTTCTACAGCGCCAAGGGCTTCGAGACGATCAGCGCCAGGCTGCGCGACAAGAACTGGGCTGGCGTGCCCGATGCCCTGCTGCTCTACCGCAACCCCGGCACAAACGTGGAGGCCGGCCTGAAGCGGCGCCGCATCGCAGAGGGTGACCTGTGGGGCCGTGAGCGGCAGACCACCGGGCCGATCTCCGCGATGTTCACGCCGGAGTCGCCGTTCAGCCACAAGCTGACGCCGCACATCACCTACGGCGAGTTTGCGCTCGGCCAAGAGGCGCGCCGCTTCGATCACCAGCACCAGTGCGACACCGCCATGCGGCTGGCGCAGTTCCTCGAGCGTGCGCGCGCGCAGTTCGGTGGCCGGCCGGTGGTGATCACATCCGGCTACAGGCCACCGGTAATCAATCGCGCGGCTGGTGGAGCATCCGGCTCGGAGCACCTCTACGACGCGCCCGGCGTGGGTGCGGTGGACTTCGTGATCGACGGAGTGGACATGATGGCCGTGCAGCGTTGGGTCGATCAAAACTGGCCGTACAGCGTCGGGTACGGCGCACCAAAGGGCTTCGTCCACCTTGGCATCCGCCAGGGCGCACCTAGGGTGCGGTGGAACTACTGAGGCGGCGTGCCCCTTCCCGACTACGAGATCCACGATCTCTGCAAGCGCCACGCAATGATGGTGCCCTTCGACCCTGATCTGGTCAACCCGGCCAGCATTGATGTGCTGCTGGGCGATCGCATCATGATCGAGGTGGCTGAATCACCGCAGCTGCAGATCCACGGCATCAGCGGCCACACGGCAGAGGACCCCTACTGGCTGCAGCCGGGTGAGTTCTGCCTCGCGGAAACACGCGAGATCTTCAACCTGCCCGACTGCATCGCTGCGCAGTTCGTGCTGAAGTCCAGCCGCGCACGCGAGGGCCTCGAACACTTGCTCGCCGGCTGGTGCGATCCCGGTTGGCATGGCAGCCGCCTGACGCTGGAGCTGAGTAACGCGCGCAAGATGAACCCGGTCGCGATCTGGCCCGGCATGAAGATCGGCCAGATGGTGTTCTACAAAATGGAAGGCATTCCCGGCCGCAGTTATGCGGTGACCGGCAGGTACAACGGCGACCTAGCAGTGACAGCAAGCAAGGGCTAGTCTGAGCCCGGAGAACGATCCTGTGGGACAGAGCCCCGGCCTGCGCAGCTGGGGCTTTTATTTGGCCATCGGATGCTTCAGCTGCGCCATGCGCATCCGGTGGATCCTGATCGGCGCCTCGCAGGGATCATCGAGCGGGATCATCGTGTAATCGTCGCAGCCGTGGCGCTCGGCCCAGTGCTGCGCGCCTTGGTGGGTGTCAAACGGCCCGACGTGCCACGGGCCGATGCGGAGGATGTAGGTCATGGGTGGAGGTTGTGTTTGGCTGCTTTTAACAAGACGGACAGGCCGGCTCTTATTAAAGGCAGCGCAAGGGTCAAGCGGGCTGAAGGGCTTCCCAAGTGGCGTCGGCAATCTCTTGATAGGTGCCAGGACCAAGAACCGAATCCATGGCTTGCTGGATTGGGATGCCGGCGTCAACCAGGGCGGAAATCACCATCGAAACGGCCTGTTCCTTGGTACAGCCGGTTTCGGCAAGTGCAAGGTTCAGGGCTTTGACGATGGAAGGGTGGCGGGTGGCAGTGGTCATCGGTCGGCTGCGTTGATGAACTAACTATACCCCGCAGACGGTGCACTCTGCGGATCAGTGCCGGCCTGTTCACAATCCGTCACAGGCCCGATTCGGTTCTGCTCGCTACCGTTACCGCAGCGGCGGCCAGCCCATGCGGGCGTTCTTTGTTGAGATCTCCGCCAAGCTCATCATCCGGTCAAGCACCGAACCCGACGACCTGCCAGCGGACATCTATTCCCAGCTGGCCGAGTTCATCCCATCCGATGAGGACATCATCGACATCGAGGTGAACTGCGTACCCCTGCCGCCGGACCTTGGACCAGCACCACATTGATGAGACGCGCCTGGTCACCCGCCGCAGCGCGCGCGATCAGATCCACCTCGCTTGGAACTACCGCTGCGCCTACTGCAACGATCCGCTAGGCCGCAGCCCAACCCTCGACCACGTTGTGCCCAAGGTCCACGGCGGCCTGACCGTGCGCGAGAACCTGGTGAGCTGCTGCCTGATGTGCAACAGCCAGAAAGGCCACAAGGACTGGATCGCCTGGTACAGAGCCCAGCACTTCTGGACACCACTGGGCGAGTGGGCAATCGCGCGCTGGGTGGCAGGTGAGGGCTAATCTGTCGCCCTAGACCTTTTCTGAGGATCTAGGCGGTCCCGTAGCGGCCGGCTGCGGGCAACAGGCTGGCACCGCGTGAGGACCAGCCACCGGCCAAACCCATCACGGCAGGATCCGGCTGCACACCCACAGCGCGATCAGGCACGTCGCCCAATACTCCACGATCAAGATCAGCACGTCGCGGAGCATCAGCGCGCCAGCAGGTGGTCGAGGTACAGCTCGGCCTGCCACAGGTCGCTCGAATACCGGCAGATGCCACCGACGCCGGCTAATCACCTTCGGCTGGTTCATAGATCTCGCACCTGGCCGCATAACGGCCGCCGCTCTGTTTCGATTCTGGCAACCCCATCTCACAGCGATGCCGCTGCGTGTCCCAGTGCAAACAGTCCCAGCACATCCGCTGGCCGCCATTGGGCCGCAGCTGCAGCAGCGCCGCCTCATAGATCTTCTGCGCGCGCAGGAACGCCTCCTGCAGGTGCATGGTGCCGGTGTCAGCCTCCAGCTGGTGCTGGGGCTTCGGTCCAAGGATCACCCGTGCGTGCCAGTTGCGATCGGATCGGCTGCACACCAGCAGCAGTCGGCCGGCGTGCAGTCTGATCACTGGTCTTCGCCGTAGGCAGGCTGATGGAAGATCCGCTCTAGCTGCATGGAGAGCGGCTCCTCCTGGCCGTTGGTGACATAGCAGGCCACATCATCTGATGGGTCGGCCGCCACGAACACGCTCGGCCACAGCCGCTCCTTTACCACCACCAGCGTGGTGCGCGGGCTGCGCACCAGCACCCACAGCGCGGCGCGCTCGATCAGGTTCAGCCCCGGCAGGTGCATCATTGCTCTAGTTTGCCGAGCAGTCGCCGGAGATACCACTGCGCCTTGGCCAGCGACACCGCCTCACCCTTGTGGCGCTCGCGCCAGGTGTATTTGATGATGTTCCCCTTGCAGTACCCCCGGAACTCTTCAGGGGTCAGCGCAGCCTCGATGGCGTCGATGCACTCGATGCCGCCCTGCTTGTAGTGGTCTGGGTTGATCTGGTCATTCATTGGAGCCACCCCCATGCGATGCCCTTGCAAATGCGCCATGCGTGCTTCTTGTCGATCTCATACCGATCGGCCAACTGCTGATAACTGAGCCCGGCAGCGCGAAGCTGGCGCAGCTCGCGCACCAGCTCCTCGCTCAGGATCACGGCGAAGTTCTCCTCACCGCGCTTGAACGGCCGGCTCATCGCCACTTATCCCCCAGCAGCTGCTGGCGGCAGACCTCGATCGCCTGCTGCGCCTGCTTCTGCGTCATCACCGACTCGGTGGCATCCATGGCGCGCACCACACGGGCGAGCAGCTCAGGGTATGGCGTGTCGCGGAAGTTGGCCGCCAGGTCGCGGCAGAACTCCTCCCACAGGCCGGTGTAGAGCCCGTTGGTGCGGCCGCTGCGGGCGTAGAGCGCGTCCATCATGTCAACGCGCATCTGGTCGAGCTTGACGGATTCAATCATGGTTCGAGGTGTTGGCGGATGCGGAGCAGCTCGGCGCAGAGCTGCTGGCGGTTGCGGATCCCAACGGTGCCGCACAGCTGGTCGATTCTGATGTCGATCAGCTGGCGGATCCGCTGGCGCTCCTCAGTTTGACCAGCCGTGAAGGCACTGGTGTCGCTTAGCAGCTGCTCGATGCGGTGGCGAATGTCAGACATCGGGCAGCGCCTCCAGTGCGCGGCGGTCGGCGCGGAGATCGGCATCTAGCCAATGACCTTTCAACCACTCACAGCACGCCTCCAGCTCCTGATCAGCGCCCCAGCGGGCAGCCTTGTTGCATAGCAGTTCGGCAAAGGACACGGGATCGTCGCCTGACAGGAGTTGAGCCTTTTGCGCCCAGTCCCGCACCAGCTCAGGCGGCATGGTGATCGGGTGCTTAGTCATCACGCCACCTCCACGGTTGCGCCCGGCCAGCGGGCTTGTGCGTAGCGGATCGCGTGCTTCTTTGATTCGGCGCGCGTGATCCACGTCATCGGCCGGGCACCCTGCGGGTAGATGATCAGCCGAAACTCCTTGGTGCGAGTCTTGGGCCGCGGCCGGCTGATGCCGTCACCGTGCTGGCTGGTCGATTCTTCGCGCCACTGCCACGGCAGCATGGCGCCGGTGATCTCAGGCATGGGACTCCTCTGCGTTGATCCATTCGATCTGCGACCACCACTCGAGCCAAGTGTCGGCAGCGATCAGCTTGGCCTCGGTGAGGCTGGTGGCCGTGATGCACTCGAGCACGTTCGCGGCCTTGATCTGGAAGTAGTAGCGGCGTGGGGTCACTTGCGCACCACCTGCTGCGTGCCGGAGTGGGTGGGGCTGTGATGTGCGCCGGAATCGATGCCAATCATGTTGATGCGGTTGATCATGATGCAAGCGCCCGACGGACGCGGTAGCGGGTGAGGTTGAGGCGGGCAGCGATCTGTCGCTGGCTGAGGCCGGTGCGGCTGAGGACGCGGATGCGGCGATCGTCAGAGGCGGTGAGCCAGTCGATCACGGCGACCACCAGCAGCAGCGGCAGAAGCAGCTTCCAGATCACCAGCAGAGTGGCGGTGAGCATGGTGCGGTGTGGGTGTGGGGAGAGCCCCGAAGGGCTCAGGCATCGAGCAGCCGGATGATCTCCTGGCGGCGCTGAGTGATCGCCCACCACTGATCAAACTGCTCGGGCTCCATCAGGGCTTCGGCCTGATCGTTCAGCTCAACCAGCTCGTTCAGGAGAGCTTCCATGTTCAGCGCAGCCTCTGGGCTGCCGAGTGGAGGACCGATCGCCTCCGGTCCCCTAAGTATGCACCGCCCACGGGTCACCCTGCGAGCTGCTGTGACAGTTCTTCACACTGCATCGGTGCCGACCGCCAGCTGCACAGGCACCCGTAGAACGGGCACGCTTTTACCCGTGTCAGGCGTCCGCGCCCAACCGACCGCCACCAAGCTCACCGGCAGTTCCACCGTGTACCAGGTATGCCGGCACTGCACGCACCTCCGCTGGCGGGTCACCTTGTCAGGTTGCTTACCGTTCGTTGCGATCGCTCTGATTTCACTGCTGCTGCAGCGGGGGCACTCCATAGGTAT